AGCAATCGCCCCCATATCGTGCATCTTCTCTAAAAACTGAGCTTGATGGGGTTGGAGTCTACCCGTTGCGCTTTTGACCTCGATACAGAGCATATAGCCCCGGTAAATGCCCAAAATATCTGAGGTCCCTTTCTCATTAAACCTATGGTGTGAGCGGAGGTAGACGCCTCGTTTGGCGTTAAAAGTCCCCATAGATTTATTCTTCCAGGCAAAGCACCCGGGCTGGCGATTAAGCCACAATAAAATCTCTAGTTCGATATCTTTTTCTAAGCGCTTGGGGAGTTTGACTTTTGGAATAGCCCCCCCTTGTCCTCGTCTCTTCATGCGGGTAGAGTATGTGGGCGATGACAAAAACGCAACGCCTCAAAGAACCCGAGTGGAAAGCCCCATGCCTAACGGAAACCTGCGATAACCTATCAGGTCATTCCTCAGGCTTATGCCCGACTTGCCGAACGATCCAATGCGCGACCTGCGGAGGGAGTATTGTGAAGCAAGCGAGTTTTAAAAAGAATCAAAAGTGCGCCGCTTGCTCACGTAAAAAAGAAAGCGAAACGCCGCAAATGGTGAGGCTTAGAGATTAATGGCTGATACTCCTGTTGTAAGTGCACTGTTTATGGATCGATCCGAGCCTCTGGGGAACTCCCCGGATGACTCAGGACGAAGACGCCTGCATACCCTAGTTACCAATGCTTCAGGCGAGCCGATCTTTAACCAGCTAGTCCCACTTAAAACCTTAAGGGTCACTGTGATCTCAACTGGGGATTCAGCTTGGGTGCCTTTGCCTTTGACAGCACTCCCTCACCGCGTATCGCTCATCATCCAGAACACGCACCCAAAGCAAAATCTTTATATTAACTACGTCAATACCGTGCCGCTTCAGGAAGGGTTTATTGTCTACCCTGAGGGCACAAGGGAGCTCGTTTTAGACGCAAGCGTTCAGGTCTACGGATGCATGGAAGTAGGCTATACGGCTAACGTGATTATTGAAGAGGGTGCGCCCACGTGAGTATTTACGTCTCTAATAACGGTCGCCGCACCCTTACAGCGGACCGCGTCCTGTACGATAACCAGGGCACGGATTTAGTTAGCCAAAACGCGCAGGATGCGATTACTGAGCTAGCTGGAATGACGGGTGGGGGTAGAGATCTCCTCACATTTGAATTTGCACGATTAGAAGTGTTAGACTTGGACACGATTAATTTTCAGCTAGTGACTGATACTGGCATATTAACAGGACCTAAAGGGGAGGCGCTAACGCTCTGAAATTATGCAGCACATTTACGTTGGAACCTCAGCACCTACCATTACCCCAAACGGCGTCGGACACCACTTCGTCGATACCGTCAACCGCACGACCTACATTTCCGTTGGCATTACAAGCCCACTGGATTGGTTACAAACCGGAGGAGGAGGCCCGGCGGTCTCTGGCTACCAGGTCGAATATTTCACGCTCACTCTCATTGATGAAACAAATAAGAGTGTGACTCTGTCAAGTACTCCCACTCAACCCACACGCACGCTTTTAGATATACAAGACGGGGGGGGATCGGCAACCTACGGGAGTGACTTCTCCGTTTCTGGCAACACCGTGTCATGGGCAGGAGGCCAGTTTGACGGGGTATTAGCCGAAGGCGATATCATCCGCGTCGTGTTTTTTTAGACAACCAAAAAAAAACTCCCTAAGATTGTATTCTATTCTTCAACCACCCTAGGGAGGCCATAAAATGGCAATACGTAAAAAATTTATAGGTGATGCCCAGATTGATGGGTCTAAAATTCAGCTTCAAAATGACCAAGCGCTTGCAGCTTTAAACGCTTCGGCAAGTCCTGTTAACTTACTCAAACTCGATAGCGCCGATAAGCTTCAGCTCTTACAGCTTCCTTATCTGCCAAGCGATCCTACCGATAGCCTTCAGGCAGCAACCAAAGGGTATGCTGATACTCAGATTAGCACCCAAATCGGTAACGCAATCGAAGACGCAATCGTCGATGGCGTGACCAACAAAGCACCCTCCCAGAACGCAGTTTTTGACGCCTTAGCACTTAAGCAAAATAGCCTTGGCACTGGAACGACCTCTCAGTACCTGCGAGGAGATTTAAGCTGGGCAGAAATTGCAGTCTATCAGAGCGCTCAAGAAATCTACATTGACCCGACTCTCGGGGTCGATGCCGTAGGTCGTGGCGGTTACAATAACCCTTACGCAACTATCAATTACGCCTACTCTCAGGTGGCAAGCGCAGCATCTAATTTAACGAAATGGTGCTCAGAAAAGATTTTATTCAAACTCGCTCCCGGAACTTATAACGAAAACGTCGTCATGGGTTTCAAACGCGCCCGCATCGCACTGATGGGGGAAGGCGTTTTCATTAACGGATCCCTTACGGTTAACCTTTTAATTGCAGACCACCCAACCATTACCGCTGGCGGACTTCCTGCTCCTTGGACCGGCGATAACGCACGCGCTACCTTTGAGCTCATTGGTTTCGGCGGAGGAATGGAAGGCGGCTACACCTCTGAAAACCTCATGATCAATGGCTTGGTTAAAATCCAATCCTTTGCATGGGCTAATAACTCAAGCTGGCAGTTTGGCGGAGCGCTTTCCCATTACTTCTTTACTAACAAAGTGCAACTCCGTGGCGGTCTAGTCTCGGTCCACGATCCTTTGACCTATACCGGCACCATTGCAACCAACCTCACGCTTGAGATTGACTCCTCATCTATCGAAGGAAGCTACCTAGGAGCTCAGCCGATCACTGCAGGCGCTAACATGCTAAGCGCAAATAACCACGTGTTTAACCTTAAGGCTCATAACTCACAACTTAAGTCCACGATTGGACCGCGAGCCGCAATTCTTGAAATCGATGGCTGCCGAATTGTGAATATTGACCGAACCATGGGTGGTGCCGTAACCGGCACTCAGGACGTATCCGGGATTACAAGCCAAGACTCCAACAGCTACTCAGGCATTGTTAACTCCCCATTCGCAGGCACGATCTATAAGCTAGGAAGAAACGCAACGGCTGGCACCATCACCTTCAGAATGGATGCTAACTCCTACGCTAACTTGATGGCTAAAACCATCGATGCAGGTGCTTCAACCCTAGCCTATAACCTGATTGATAAAGCTTCAGGCGTTGCCGTCACCACGGCTCCTGTCAACTACACCCGAAGCTCGGCCGTAGTTGAAGCAGCTATTGCAGGGTTAGACACAGCCTTAGGCGGCAAAGCAAATGTGGTTCATACCCACACAGCTGCCAACATCACTGATTTTGATACCGCCGCTCAAACCGCCGCAGTCAGTGACGCCATTGTTGATGGAGTGACGAACAAGGCACCCTCCCAAAACGCCGTATTCGATGCTTTGGCCCTTAAGCTTGACGCATCGGCTCGTGGCGCCGTTAACGGTGTGGCTAGCTTAGGAGCAGATGGGAAAGTTCCCACCGCTCAATTGCCTGCTTTAGCAATCACTGAGACTTTCGTGGTCAATAGCCAGGCTGCTCAGCTTGCCCTAGCCGCTCAGCAAGGAGACGTTGCAGTTAGAACGGATTTAAGTAAATCCTTCATCTTAGCTGGAACCGATCCTAGCGTGCTGGGTGATTGGCAGGAGCTCTTAACTCCTCCTAACGCCGTTTTGTCTGTGAACTCTCAAAGCGGAGTTGTGGTCTTAGACTCTGACGATATTGCAGAAGGAAGCACCAATAAGTACTACACGGCATCTCAAGCTCGCACTGACCTTTTGACCGCAACGGTTGCCGCTGGGGATACCACGCACGCCCCAACGGTTGATTCGATTAAAACCTACATCGACAATGCCGTTGCAGCCTTAAACGTCACTGATATTCATGAGCGATTCGTGCTCACCAGCACGGATATCTCCAATGGATACATTGAAGTGGCAGAAACCATCGGGGAAGATCCAGAAATCTATATCTTCCCAGATCGCGTGACTTTGCTACCGACAGATGATTTCACTTACTCAGGTAAGAGAATCACCTGGAATCCTGCCACTGTGGGAGTGGGTGGGGATGCTGCCTTAGTCGCAGGCGACATCATCCACGTCTGGTATTTCAAAGCGTAAAAAAATTGGGGAGTAACAAAAAAACAGCTTAAAACCCTAAACTTTGTTACTCTCTAAACCTAGTCGGGTGTTGGGTGCTCCTAACCTGCACCCGGCTAGGTTATTATCAAGGGGGTCTTATGAGTAGTGCAGCTATTGCTGATGGTCTTTCTAAAAGTATTTTCCAAGTCATTAAGCCAGGGATCACGTCTCAGGTCTTAACTTTAAACGGTTCATCCGTTCAATCGACCTCCTGGGGTGCGACAACTACGATTGTCAGGCTATTTGCCACTGAAGACATGTTCATCTCCATGGGACCAAACCCAACGGCTTTAGCGAATGACCCAGCTTCTTTCTTCCTTCCCGGCGGGATGGTTGAGTACTTTGCAGTCAGAGGGACTGAGAAGCTTGCTGCGATTAACGCATCTAAGGCAGGCACTCTTTACGTGACAGAAGGTAACGTATGAGTGGAGTAGGGATTGGAGCAGGAGCTTGGGTAAAACTCAATCCTCTGAACTCAGGGGATATACAACGCGGCATCTACTCGATGCCTAATAGTGCTTTTACTTTCACAGTGAGTGGCCTTAACTTAGGAACCACGAATTATGTGGTTGTGATTACGATCTCCAATGTTGTAGACGTGAGTGTACGTCACTTGCACGCTACGGTGATTGGGAAAACATCAACCAGCTTTACCTTCCAAACGGAGCAGACGACGAATCATGCAAACTACAAAGCCGAGTGGATTATTGTTAAGCTTTGAGGGTGGAAGGATTTATTTCAAACTGAATAGGTAATATGCCTCCGAAACCTAAACCAATTGATCTAAAGTTAGTTGAAAATCTTGCACAGATCGGTTGCAAGAGCGTTGAAATTGCAAAAATGCTCGGGATTTCAGTCGATACACTGGATCGCCGATGTGCGGAAGAATTGGCAAAAGGACGCGCTAATCTCCGCGTGTCACTCAGGCGATGGCAGTTAGAAGCTGCGAAAAAAGGGAACATTACAATGCTCATTTGGTTAGGTAAACAATACCTAGGCCAGACTGAGAAAGTGGAAGAGACGACTGAGATTAAACAAAAAGCGCAGATTGTGTATGAGTCACAGTGGGGGAATGCAAAAGAAAGCGAAGAGAAGGGACAGGATAAGTCAAACCAATGATTCTCCATTTGGGTGATTGCTTAGATGTTTTGAAATCTATGCCTGATAACTCGGTAGACTCACTGGTTACCGACCCGCCCGCTGGGATTTCTTTCATGGGCAAAGCTTGGGACTCTGACAAGGGTGGGCGTGACCAGTGGATAAAGTGGATGAGCGAGGTCATGTGCGAGTGCCTGCGAGTAATGAAACCCGGAGCACATGGTTTGGTTTGGGCATTACCGAGAACCTCACACTGGACGGGTAGCGCACTTGAAAATGCGGGGTTTGAGGTTCGTGATATTGTGACACACCTCTTTGGCCAAGGATTTCCGAAGTCGCTCGATATATCAAAAGCGATTGATAAGGCGGCTGGGATTGAACGACAAGTAATTGGGCCTTCAAATCGACATCCGGGAAAAAGCAAAAAAACCGATGTTATTGGCGATTATGCGCGTTTTTCTAACGCTGGTGATTTCATAACCGCACCCGCCACCGACGCCGCAAAACAATGGGCCGGATGGCATACTTCTTTAAAACCCGCTGTAGAAATGTGGTGGTTGGTGCGTAAGCCCATTGCAGAAAAGAATATTGCGGCTAACGTGCTCAAGCATGGGTGCGGTGGGATTAATATTGATGGATGTAGGATTGAGGCATCAATCGAGGATCAGAAAAAAACAAATCGATTAAACCATAAAGGCAATTTTAATTGGTCTCACGATGATAATACTGCATTTAAAATGGGTCAGGGTGCAGATATTTCAAAAGGCCGCTTCCCCGCTAACTTAGTCCTTTCCCACTCACCCTATTGTGACGACGAGCATTGTGATTTGGAGTGCGCGGTGCTTCAGTTGAATGCGCAGAGTGGCCCATGCCCTGGGCCCTGGGGTAAAGACGGTAGTGGTAATAAAAAAGGCAAAACAAGCTTATTTAAACAAGGTGGTATCAATTTTCAAAACACTATTCGCGGACAAGAAAAAGCGACTGGCGCATCCCGATTCTTTTACTGCGCCAAAGTGAGTCCGAGCGAGCGTGGCAAGGACAACAACCATCCCACAATTAAGCCTCAAAAACTCATGCGCTACCTATGCCGCTTGATTACGCCTCCCAACGGGATCGTGCTAGATCCTTTTATGGGTTCTGGGTCCACGGGCATGGCAGCTCAATCTGAGGGTTTTGATTTTATTGGAATTGAGAAAGACCCTGATTATTTTAAAATAGCCGAGGCGCGGATAGGGCTAAATGAAGGCAACCCTTAAACTCTACTCGCCCCATGAAGCGCAATTACAATTTCATCAAAGCCCGGCTCGATTTAGAGTTGCAAGCTTTGGCAGACAATCCGGTAAATCTACTGCGTGCTTAAATGAGCTTTTAAAAAAAGCGTGGGAAAGGCCTAACTCAACCCTTTGGTTTGTCAGCCCCACCTATGATCAAGCGAGAGTTCAATACCGAAGATTAGTTGGGATGCTCTACCCGTGCCAGGAAGTGCTACTTAAAAAGAATCAAAGTGAGCTTAGGATTAAACTGATTAATCAATCCCAGGTGAGATTCGTTTCAGGTGAAACGCTTCAAAACCTCCGAGGTGAGACGTTGCATGGGGTGGTTGTGGATGAGGTGAGAGACCAGCATCCTAATTTATGGAGTGAGATCTTGCGCCCAATGCTGACTACCACCAAGGGGTGGGCTTGCTTCGTTTCTACTCCGAGAGGCTTTGACTCGTTTTTTGATCTATTTGAAAAAGCTAAATCAGATGGAGACTGGGAATCCTTCCAAGCGCCTTCGACGTGTAATCCTTTATTCACCCAAGACGAGTATGAGGCTGCCAAGAAAGAACTGAGTGAAGCGGTATTTGATCAAGAGATTAACGCGAACTTTAGGGATATTCATAACGGGACGGCCTATGTGAATTTTGGGCCTCAAAACGTCGTGACCAAAAATCCGTTTGTCCCATCTCCTCACCCATCACCCTACCTGCCCATCTTAGTTGGGATGGACTTTAACCTCTCACCTATGTGCTGGGTGTTAGGCCAAGAACGGGCAGGGGATTTTTACTTCTTCGATGAGATCTATCTTGAGAAATCCCACACTCAGGAAGCTGCCCTTGAGCTTGCGGCTAGGATTAAACGCATCCAATGCGAGGCTAACCCACGAGTCATTTTAGTTGGGGACGCTACAGGGAAGGCAGGCCAGCGGGCGGCCATGGGAAGGTCTGACCTATCTATTGTGGAGGAGATTCTAACTGAGGCTGGGATTAGGTATGAGAACCGGACTCCTGAATCTAACCCCTTAGTGAGTGACCGAGTCAACGTGGTTAATTCCAAGCTTAAAGACGCCACAGGGATGCCTCACATATTCATTCACAAGGACGGCTGTCCTAAGCTTCTGCGAGATTTTCAGCGGGTGGTCTGGAAGGCTGGGGCCAGCGCACTTCCTAAGCTTGATCAAAGTACGGATCCGACCCTCAGCCATATGAGTGACGGGTGTGGTTATTTAGTGTGCGCCTTGTCTCGAATGTGGGTTCCTTCAGTGGGAGGGATTCGGGTTCTTCAAAGGAGATTTTAAGTAAGGCTGTACTATTTGCAGACTATCGAGATTGTGGGTACCATCAGCGGGGGGGATCAGGGTTCTCCCAAGGCAGTTCTAGGCGGCTCGGTAGCTCAGCGGTTGAGCGGTGCGAACAGTGGGGACGCTCACCGCACAGGACAAGGGTTCGAATCCC